GATCTTAGGAACTCTTGCAATGCCTTTACAAGATTCATAAAGCCAGTCTCCTTTTTCGCATAGGTCGGTCTAATGATGGTCATAACCTCGGACCAGTTGCGCGTGCGCCTGCCAACCTTGTTACTAACGTTGCCATCAATCGTGGTGATTGTCGCGGTCTTGAAATTGATGCTTTCGAGCAGGCCCACGTGGTCGGCGTTCCTGTTGTTATCCCAGTTGAAAAAGACGATATCACCAGGCTGAGCAGAACCAAACGCAACGGCCTTACCAGCGTTGACACCAGCGTTTCGGAGCGTCGGGCAATACAGGCCCGGAAAGCCTGGTGCTGTTGCACCGGCTAGGCTCAAGATGCACGAGACGAAACACGCGCACCAATCGCCGCTTCGAAATGTCGAAAAGTGCTTGCTGTAGTAGCTATAGAACGTGCTCGGGCCGCTGCCTAGATAGGCCCTGGCAAGGTCAATCGCTTGCTTGTTCGTCATTGCCAATTTCGTCAACTCCAAACACGTGCTCTATGGTGCCGGAAACCTCGGGATGGTCCTTGTTCCAAATCTCAAGCATGCTCTTTATCTCCATGAGTATCAGCGCCGCGCAAATGCCGAGATAGCACGGAGACATGGGCAAGTTCAGCCCTGAAAGCAGCGCCACATCGATAAAGAGCGCGGCCACGAGCAAGAGCAGATTTTGCATCTTGCGGATTATGCCATCACGGAATTTGTGGCTTGAGAACTCATCGTGCAGGTGTGCCGACAATGAGCCTGCGATAACGTCAAGCATGGTGAGCGCAAGCACGACCAGCGTTGCCGCCTGCGCGGTGCTGTCGCGCACCGGCTCAATGAGCATGTTAACCAGGTCGGTCATGATTAGCCCACCGGCCAGGAAACGAACGTCTCGACTTCCTTGTTAGTGCCAAGTGCCACGCCTGCGCCATCGGTGGTGATGGTGCCGTTGGTCGCAATGACAAGGCGCGGCATGCCGGTGCTACGCGATCCGCTCATCATCATCGGTACAATGATCTGGTCTGTTGGACGATAGCCCGCGGGGATGGTGCCAATAGTGGTGGAATCCCAAGCGCCCGAGTAGTTGGCAACGCCTGCAATGTCGATTCTGGCAACTCCACGAACGCACTTGAAATAGCAGTGAAGCGTGCTATTGCCAAGGTCGGTACGCGAATAGTCGGCGGGAAACGTGTTCTTAAACTGCGTGATATCGAGCTGCGCGGCATTGGCTGCGGTAAGTGCGGCGCTCGCGTCGGTTGCCGCCTGCGAAATCTGCGAACTAGCTTCGCTTGCGATAGAGATGGCGTTGGCGGCATCGGTCGCGGCCTGCGCGGCGCTTGACTGTGCCGTGGATGCGGCCGCAAGCGCGGTGCTAGCATCGGTGACGGCACCGCTAACGCCCGTTGCCGCGCTGTTGGCGGTGTTGGCAATGGTGTTAAGCGCTGCGTCAATCTTGTTCATCGAACTATTGTACTGGTCTCGCAGGTCGGGTACGTCGTTCGATTCGTAGGTCTCGAGCTGGTAATATGTGGTCTGTCCTGCCATCTTGCATCATCCTTTCTGTTTGATTTGATATCTCAACCGCCCATTAGAACGGATAGGTTGCCGCACCAGGCGCACCAATGGTGCCGTTGGCGCTGTACGTCTTTGCATATGCGGCCATGCCAAAGCAATTGAGCCCGCTTTCTGCGAGCGCCTGCACCGTGGCAAGCCTGTTCATGCCGTTAGCCAATTCTTCGACGCTTGCGCCATTGAGCGCACAAACATCCTTGTGCGCAAGTCGTACGGCTTGCTTGCTCGGTAGTTCCTGGCCCACCTGGCACGCCCAAAGGTTGCCATACTTGGTGATAACGTCAACATCGGCCATGATCTCGGCCTTAAGCCGGTTGAGCATGACAAGCACTTGACCCTGATAGGTGGTAAACGCGCTGTCCTGTCTTGCGTTCTCACTGTCTACGTAGTCGATACTGGCCTCTTGTGCCATGTGGTAGTAAAGCCACATGATTTGATCTTGTGGCGTCATCATCTCGCCAAACTCACGTTTGGTGACGTCGTAAAACGGCATGGTCGGAATTCCCGTGTTGTAGATGCTCATTGGCCCCACATCCTCTCTTAGTTGATTCTATCATTCCACACCTGTACGAATAGCGGTTCTAGCCGGTCGAATACGACCAGATCACCGTTGTTGATGCCATCAATCCAAATCTCGGCCGCAGCCACGAGAGTACCGGCTTGCGTCTTGGTTCGCGTGACATAGTGGCTGGTGCTCTCACGGTTCGCATCTGCACTAGCGCTGGTGACATTGCCGGTAAGCGTTGTGGCGTAATCATCATGCCCGCCGATTAGCTGTACCTGTGGTGTGTCGCTGAAAACCTGCTTTGCATCGCCTGTGCTAGAGCTCTTTTCGGTGCCGGTGCCGGTGCTCGTTCCCTCTGTCTCGCTGATAACGAAAAACGGGTCATCGTCGCGCAGCGCTTCATACAGCCTGTTAATCTGCGGCATCTGTTCGGCCATCTTGCGATTGAGGTAGAAAATAGCCCGCTGCGGTGTGTCGGCAGAGAACTCACGGAACCAAAAGTGTTTCATGATCTTGTCATTGAGAATGCTGCGGTATGCTTCATCGAATATTGGATAGTCCTTTAGACCTAGGTCGAACCCGTATCCCTCCACCAGGTCGCGCATGGTGTAGAACACATAAGGATAATACGGGTCGTTATCAATGGTCCCAAACCCTTGTAGCCATGCCATCGTTACCACTCTCCGCTTGCATCCGTGGGCATCTGCTCGAACTCATGACCGATAGCCCAACGCACCGAAATGTTAGTGCCGAAAATCTCATTGGCTCGGTCACAAAATTGCTGTCTGGCCTTAAGCCTGCTCATGCGCATTACCGCGATCTGCTCGTTATTGCTCAATACCTCGGCGGTCTGCACACGTTCTTTCTTGTCATTTTGCTGGTTGTCGATGCCAAGCAAGGTATACGCTTCACCAATAATCGCTTTCTTATCCTCTTGCAGCTTGTCGCCGACGTAAGGAACCTGCATATTGAGCACGTTCAATGTGCTATTGGCCATGGCGTTTCGATTGACGTAGATAGCAGGCTCACCATCCTTAACCTGGCTAAACATCGCACGTGCGCCGCGCTGTCCCTCTTCGTCAACCTCAATGACGAATGGGTGGCGCTGCGCCATGGTGTGCAGGTCGAAAGTTCTATCAATCTCTGCGATTTTTCGCGCGTAAACGTCGATAGGGGTAAAGAGCGGAATACGCGAAATGCTATCCCAACAGATAGCACAATCCGCAGGCGAGATAATCGGCGGCAAGCCAGCGTTTGTACCCTTTAGGTCCACGTGTTCGCTAGCGTAGCGGGTCCAATAGTCGCCATTCTGCGCGATCAATCGCACCTTGCATGGGTTGCCGTAAATGTCTAGTCGGCCCTCGGGTATGGCCGGTGCTGCCACGAAATCGGGGTATGTGTTGCCCAGGATGTCAACGATGTTGTTCTGGCGCTTGGTTAGCGCCATGTTTCCACGGTAGAAAATCATCTTCTCGAAATAGTCTGCCGGGATAGACTCGGGCAAGTTTTCCCACGTGAAACAAGAAATTGCCGCTTCGGTAAACCTGTTGAGCCAGACGCTATACGTGCGTAAATTGAGGATATCCGCTTGATACCGGCTCGCGTAGCTCTTGCCCAACATCATGATTTCAGGTGGGACGATCACGCCATCTGTGTTCTTCTTTGCCATCGTCAATAACTCCATTCGTGCTTGGATTCATCCACCGTGTTAATCTCTAGGTTGGTGCTACCAATGTAGTTTGGCGAATTCCAAACAGTTGTTCCACGTTCTAGAATACCCTTAATGGCCATGATCTCGTCATTGTTGGCGTAGGAGTTTTGGAGATAGCACTCGCGCATTTTCCAATACGAGAAACGGCTCATGACCTTTAGGGTTTTCAGTGGCCTAAACGAACCTGGCATGAACTCGTTTACCTGGTAGCCGTAACGGCTCCAAAAGTCCGCGATTCGCTCTTGCGCCGCCCTGGTTATCATCTTGAAATTGACGGTGATGTTATATAGGCCATTGGAGATCGCTAGCACATCGCCGCCACTCTGCCCAGCCATCGACGGTGGTCTTAGTGCGGCATCCTGCACGGTTGAGTTAATCGACTTAATGGCCATCTCATAATCACCGTTCATGGCTTGCCGTGCCAGTTGGTAATTTGAACCCGCCACATATTGCGACTGTGCCATGCTGTTTTGCCATTGCTGGTTTGAGTTTGCGTAGCTTGCCTGCTGCATGGCTGCGTTGAAAACTGTCGTTGCCGCCTGCTGCGCAGCGCCGCCAATGTTTCCGCCGATTAGCTGGCCGGCCGCACCAATCATGCCACCACCAAAGCCAACGGCCATGTTAAGACGGCTCATGTCGTTCTGCAAATCGCGGTTTGCCTGCTGCGTGGCGAAATTTCCCAGTGCTTGCTCGTAGCTAAGGTTAGTCGCAAGGTTGGTGCGCGCAAGCTGCCACCCTGCCGCTTCATAGCTATATGCCCGGCTATGTGCGGTGCTTGCCATGTACGAGATATAGCTGTTGTTCACGATTGAGAACATCGGAAAATCGCTCATCCAAAGCGCGTTGGATAGCGCTTCATTCATCGGTAGTGAACTTACATGCTGGACGTTGTTAAGATCAGTCCATGTAACGCTATAGGTGCCTGCCCCCTCACCTTGGCCCCTGCCGCCATAGTTCCACGGAATCACGCCAATTCGCGCGAACGGGTAAAGCGCACAACATATACCCATTAGCGTTATTGAGTCACCATAGAAATATTGTGGCTTGAGTAGAACAGACGTGCCAGTGTTTGCGGTGATTTCGATAAAGCTATAGGGGAAAGCACAAAACTTGTCATGCTTCACGGCTGCGCTAATCCTCGATTGCAGGCGAGAGAACACGTTCGTTACCTCACCAATGCGTGAATCCGTGCCAGGATTGAGTGTTTGTGAAACAACATCAACAATCTTGTATGCAGTGATACCGCCAATTTCGGTTTGCTGTGTTGTGAGAATAAGCTTTTTCGGGAATGCATATGCAGCAATGATGCATTGGGTAATCCATGGGTAATTCTGCATTCTTGCCATATAGTTTCTAAACTCGGCAGCTTCAAGCGCGTACACATTGCAAGCAGACGGAACATTGACAACGTTGTCACCGTTTGCCGTCTTTAGACTTGGGTTGTTAATCGTGCCAGGGTCCGCGCGTAGGTCTGCCGTGCTAATCAAAATGATGTAATAGCCATCCTCGGCAATAGAGATACACTCGGTATCGACGGTGACGTAATCGCTACCCACGTCCAAGCCCTCTGGCACATCGAGATAGCGGCGCATCGCGGTTTGGTAAAGTCCATTGCTAATCAAACTACGATACGAGTTGTTCGCCTGCGCGACGTGGCCACGCTCCACAAAGCTACTGCCAATATAGGTGTTGAACTGATAACTCATGATCACGTCAAGCTGCAGCGTGAGCATGGTCGTACTCGGGGCCACGTAGTCGGCCTGTGAGATGAAATAAAACAGTCGCATCTCGGCATACTTTGGCGATGCCGGGTTAGTCACAACGATATAGTTGTACCGGTAAACTGTGGAGTAGGGAATTGGTACCTTTATCGCCTGCCGTGGCTTAAGGTAGCTCATGTTCTCGATTGTGTAGGAGAAATAATCGCTTAGATTGTCGAAATAATCATTACGTTCTCTTGCGTTGTCGAAAATCACGATATCGCGGTAAGAGCTGTCCCAATTCACACGACAAAGCTTGACGGTGGATCCAGCAGGCCACCAGTCAGATGTGATGTTACCGCCCTGATTGAAGTCCTCAACATAATCAGCCATGAAGATACCCCCAGAAACTAGGTTACTGAGGGTATCTTATCACGCTAGGCAGTTTTCAACAATTGTTGAAAAGGTGTTGAAAGATTACGAGGATGTACTATCACCCTCGTCAACAATGCCAACACTAAACGTGGCAGAAACGTTGTTGTTCACGGTAGAGGTTGCCTTAACGATAATGAGATCATGCACCATTGCGGCTTCACCA